CCACCGCTTTGAATACTATTACCAGCATTGACACCTGCTCTAAAGTTAGAAGTTCCTGCTGAAGCGGTGATTATGTCTGCACCATCTGCATATGTTACGTCTGCTGCAAAGTTGACAGCACCATCTACATCTACGGCATCTAGGTTTGATGTACCGTCAACATCCAAGTCGCCATTAAAGTCTACGTTTCCTGCAACAGCAAGTGTTGTAGCCATGTCCACAGCACCATCAATATCAACGACATCTAGGTTTGATGTACCATCTATATCAATATCACCAGCAACAGTAAATCCCGCTGCACCTACTAACTTTAAGTCATCAGCACTCTCATCCCAGAGCATATAAGCTCCAGATGTAGCTCCAAAAAACTTGACATCATATCCAGTATCATTTACTCCGACTGTTACAGTAGCATCAATCTGTGTTGCTCCATCAATATCTACAGCATCTAAATTCGTTGTACCATCAATATCAGCATTTCCACTTATATCTAATGTAGCAGCATCTAACTCCCCTGTTAATGTGATATTTCTAAAAGAAGCAGCATCTTTATTTGAATCTACTACAACTGCTTTAGAAGCCGCTACTGTCCCTGCTGTAATTCCGTCCAGCATTTCTAATTCAGCTTCTGCTAATTCAGCACCTGAACCAAGTGTAAGCGTGCCTGTAACTGTAAGATTATCATTAACTGTTACTTCGGAAGTTGAATGACCTATTGAAATTGGTACACCTGAAGTTGCAGTACCTATAGTAATACCATTTGAAGTATTAGAATTATCTATATTTAAAGAGGTTGTCGCATCCAATGAAATGGTTGCACCGTCTACAGCAAGAGTTCCGTCTATATCTGTATTATCTAAATTAGCAGTACCGTCAACATCTATATCTCCTGCTAGATCAATTCCGGCAGCTCCTGCCAAGACTAAATCATCTGCTGATGTATCCCATAACATATAGGCACTAGCAGTATCTCCAAAAAACTTAACATCATATCCAGTATCATCTACTCCGACGGTTACAGTATTATCTATTTGAACTGCTCCATCAATATCTACAGCATCTAAGTTAGTTGTGCCATCTACGTCTAAAGCACCATCAAAGTCTACGCTACCGGCAACAAATAATGAACTACCTCCAAACAACTTTAGATCATTATGGCTTTCATCCCAGAGCATGTATGATCCAGAGGTAGCTCCAAAGAACTTAACATCATAGCCTGTATCATCAACACCTACAGTAACAGTATTATCTATTTGGACAGCACCATCAATATCTACAGCATCAAGATTAGTAGTTCCGTCAATGTCTGCATTACCTGATATATCTAATTCAGTAGCAACAACCTTATTATTAAATGTTGCAGCACCAGCCTCTGACATATCAAGAGTAAGAGCTGTTATTCCAGATCCACCATCATCGCCTAAAAACTTAATATCTTTATCTTGTACTTTTGCTTCTATTTGAAGATCACTAGAGTTATTACTAATATCTGCAATGGTTGTTCCACCATCTTTAAATCTTATAGTGCCACCACCAGCATCTAGGAAAAGATCTCCTGCAACGTCTATTGTTAAATCTCCAGAAGATAAATCTATTTCAGTGCCATCAATAGTTATATTATCTACTACTACTCCTGCGTTGGCTGTTAGGACTCCTGTAACTCCTAGAGTGCTTGCCATATCCACAGCACCATCAATATCTACAACATCTAAATTAGTAGTTCCATCAACATCTAAATCACCTGCGAGATCAATACCTGCTGCACCAGCTAAAACTAAGTCGTCCGTTGATGTGTCCCAAAGCATATATGCACTGGCAGTATCTCCAAAGAACTTAACATCATAGCCTGTATCGTCAACGCCTACAGTTATAGTGTTGTCTACTTGAATAGCTCCATCTAAATTTGTAGTGCCTGAAACAGTAAGCCCATCTGTTGTTACTGTACCGTCAAAATAGGCATCTTTAAACTCTAAAGAACTTGTACCAAGATCTATATCATTATCTGTAACTGGTGAAATAAGACCATCAGATATTCGTATTTGTTCTACGGCTGCACTAGATACTTCTACAAATACTCCCCAACGATTATTAGTACTATCAACAACAATTTTATTAAGAAAATCTAAATCGCCTATTGTATGGATATTACCGCCTTGCGCAGCTGTTCCATCATGTCTATGTCCCGTATCTGTTGCACTACTTGAAGAGTAAGCAAAAGCATTTAAAAGTTGATTATATTCATTATTAAAAAGCGCAGCTGTAATGGTATCTCCATCTGACATTGAGCTTTGTCGTGTATATGTTTGAGCCATAATTTAATTCTCTTATATGATTATTGTCTTCCCGATGGTCTATAATTTATGTATAATCCGTTTATTGTATACGGAGCTTTTGTATCATTACTAAAAACTTTAAAAAAATTACTATGTCCGCTTCCTGTTAAAGTAGCTCTAACTAAAGGCTGTTCAGGCGCACCAAATGTACTTGTTCCAAAAAGAGCAGCAGAATCTCCAAAAATAGAAGGCGTTGCTGCAATAATACCTACATCTGTTGGCTGTAATCTATCTGTACTATCATAATCAAAACGTACTCTAAGCGTAGGCTCTACAGATCCTTCTGGAAAAACAGCGACTCTAATATGATCTAAAGTTTTTAAAGTTCCAAAATCTCCATAGTCAAAATCAGGTGATTGATATTCTGCTGATACATTTGTTTCTGTTCCTCCTGGATTAAAAGAATTTCCTGTATCATGGTTATAAACAAAGCCATCCCTATCTCCATGATATGTTTTTTCTACTCCACTATAATTAAATCCTGATGTTACTGCTGGAGCTTGAATACCTCTTGTTTCTGACCATTCAAATCCATTTTGTCTAAGAGTTCCTATAATTCCATTTGAATTAGCTGTTGAAGCATTTGATAAACTATAATACATCCTATATTGAGATTTATCTCTTAGAACTACACTACTAAGCTCATAAGTAGAAATATTATCTAGAATATCATTAGTAATAGATTGTATAGGCTTACTAATTGTTCCTAATTCTACATCACCAATTTTTTCTGTACCAGCAACTGTTCTAAAACCATCAGGAGCTAAGAAAATTAAATTTCCTGCAAATTCCTGTATAGTTTTACCATCAACACAACCTACATTTTTTGTTACTGGAACTACAGCTATTGTGCTTGAATTATTTATATTCTGTAATTTATATATTGAGTTTTTGCAAAATATAAAAAGCTCATCACGAAAGCTTTTTAATCCTACTACTTGATCATCTAAAACAATACTTCCTGAACCTGAACTTGTAAAATCATCTATATCACTTGTACCACTATAATAAATAGTATTTAAAGCTGTTGCTGCTCCTGCTACTACTAAATGCTTATCATGTACAACACATAATTTAGGATAAACTGTACCACTAACTGTTATTTCTTTTGCAAAAAAAGTTCTATCTGCTAAAGCTCCAGTACCTGTCATTTTAAAATAAAAAGGCTTTACTCCAGATCCTTCATCAGTAACGATAACTTCACCATAAACAGTATTACCTTCATATGTTGCAAAGTGTGCTTTTCCTTGTGAAGTTCTAGCAGCTGCACTACGCCCTGTAAAAGTACTATAGTTATCTCCTCCACCAGCAACACTTGCTTTATTTATTTGTAACCAACTATCTCCATCTGCACTAAAATAAATATTAGTTCCTGAACAAGCAATAACACCATCTGCATATACATAAAGTCCTAGTATTTCATTACTACTATTAGGTCTTGTTCCATCTCCTAATTGAGAATAGCCGTTTATTCGTCTATAGCCTCCTCTAGTACCTGCTTCAAAATTTAATAGTTTAGTAGCAATTCCTGGTGTTTTAAGAAGAGCTATTGCATTTGTTGACTTATCTAATCCACCTTGAAGTGAAACTGAAAAAGGTTGAGAAGCAGCCATTAGAAATAAATCCTATCATCCGTCATACTTTTTGGTTGAGGATTAATTAAATTAGACTTCATATACTTCATACCTTTTTTATAATCATCTAGTGCAAAAGAAGCCTGTTGTAAGCTTTCTTTAAATTGATGAACATAATATCTTGTTCTAGCTTGTAATATTGGAGCATATTGATCAGGCAAAACAATAGTATCACCATGAGCAGAAAGTGCTGTTGGAATAGTATAAGCATAGAAATGGACGTTATAAACTTTATCAGGTATTGGACTAAGACCGAATTTACGATGGTCTGGACTACGTATTACATAGCGAGGTTCGCCATAAACTTGTGTATCTGCATCATCTGCATTTTCTGAATCTCTTAAATACCTACGCCAATCTGTTAGAGATATAAACTTTAAACCTTTAGATACATAGGGTGCAGATTCTCCTGATACACTAATTGTAGTAATATAGAAATCATCCCAATCTATAGATGAATAGTCTGTAGTAATACTAGAACTACCACTTTTTAAAACATACCATCGCGTTCCTGCTACTGTAGCCACAGTTACATTTCCGTAAAACGGATCAGTATCTCCACTAGCAGCAGCAGCAAAAAAAGGTAATTGAGGTTCTTCGTTTGCTACATCTCTTAATGATCTATTTATAGACTCTTTTACAAATGCTTGTATTCCTACAGCACTTGAAAAGTTTGCTGAAGTTAACTGTACTTCATTGAGTTCTCGTAAAATCTCATTAGTAATTGTTAAATAGGTTGTTGCCATTAGTCTGAATCTTTTTTATCAGTCTTAATACCTTGTTGCTCATCAGACGCACGATTCTGTTTATCTTCAGAATTTTCATAATAGCCTTCCATATCTGTAATATTTTCATAGTTAACAACACTACCATATTTTAATTCAGGCATTTTTTTCTCCTAGTTTTGGTTTCTTTTTAAATATTCTGTCATAATTATTTTTATAGTTTTCCATACTAGATCCAGAATATTGCCTACCTAAAAGTCCTAAAATACGGGTGCTTTTACCCTTTCTATTCATTATAATAGGCTTTTTATCGCTTCCTAACTGTGGCATTTAATTAGTCCTATTTTAATCAGGTAATACACCTAAATGTAAGAACTCAACTAAAAAAGTAACAGTTGTAGCAGCGGTTGCTAAATCAGCACCTATTGGCGTTAGTCGAGCATACAGTGTTCTTTCTGATGCTGAATACAAAGTGGCTGCAATAACAATAGCTTCAGAAGTTGCTGGTCCACCTACAACACCTGCTGTAGTTGATGTACTAACAAATTGATTAGCTGCATGACCATGTGAATCTTGAATAAGATACAAGGGAGCATTAGCCGACCAGGTAACTGCAGATCCACCATCATCTAGGATAGCTTCGGTTGCAATAATTTGAGAACCACCCGAAGATGTTCCTAATGAAAAGTCTACATCATTACCACTACCACCTGCTGTAACAATATTACCTGCTGGAATAGCAATCAGATTACGAAGAATCGTATCTGCTGGTTGTGTAAAACTAACATCAGTATTAGTATCATCTGTAACTGCAATAGTACCTGTCGTTGTTGATGTCCAAGAGCTAACTACATTATCTGCAAGTCCACGAACATCTCCTGTTCTTGCTGAATTTCGCCCTGTATCTCTTATATTGATAACTGGGTTTGCCATTTTTTTTCTCCTCTATTTAATAAAATAGTATGTTGTTTATATCTAAATAAAACTTTTACTCTAAAAGTAAAAGAAAAGGGAGGCTTTTCAGCCCCCCTAATCTAATTAGTCAATACCATAGAACGCAGAAACCAACGCGCTTGACTGTAGTACTTTAGCTCCATAAACATGAAGACCTCGTACAATATCACCAAACGAATCAGGATCACGCAATACTTCAGTACTTGTAATCGTCTGTGCAGTTGCAGTAGAACTTATATGACCACAAATACATTTACCAGCAGCATTAGAGGTGCTTGCAATGTTATTTGATTTATACATACTAAACCCACGTAACTTACCAGAAGATACTAGACCGTTCCTAATAGAACCTTGACCTCCGTTGTAATCAACAGATAACAGTTTCGATGCCGTCGAAGATAGAACCTCATAGAAATCAGGCGAAGCTACAAACCAGCGTCCCTCTTCAGGGATTTTGGAATCGTCTAAAAGACGAGCCATACGCCCTAAAACATCTATAGGATCATGTTCATTAGAGTCAAAACCAATATCAAGATTACCTGTACCATCAAACGTGCCTGAAGCTAGATCAGTCGCATTATCCGAACCTAAAATGTTATTCGGACTAGACGCAGATACACCTGCAAACATAACAGCAAGAACGCCCTCATCAAAAGCATCTTTAAGAGCATAGGCTGCT